ATACAGTAGGAACAATATCATCCATTCAGATAGGTTTATCATCAGGAAGTAGACATTTAAATGGCTCAATTGACCAAGTAAGAATATATAATACAGCATTAGATTCTACAGATGTATCAAATTTATACGCTGAAACAGTTAGTGATACTAGCACACTGTCATTTCCATCTGGTAAAACAGCAATTGCAACATATCAATTAGACGGTAATTCTACAGATTTATCTGGTAACTATAACGGAACAGATACTAATATAACGTATGCTTACGATGGAACTGAATCAAACATTGAGTACAGGTTTGGAAGGTATGGTCAAGCAGCGGTGTTTAATGGGAGTAGTAGTGGTATAAATTTACCAAGTTCTTTAAATACTAGTGTTATTGATGCAACAGGTGCATTTTCCATTTCTATGTGGATTAATGCAAATGACATAAGTACTATTCAATATTTATTTTGTGCTAGTACTGCTAATAATATAGATTTAGGTATAAATTCAAATAATCTAGGTGTAGGCAAAATTGTTTGGACAATTTATAATACAACGTATTCTCAATTAGTATCTACAACTACAATTACAACAGGCATTTGGTATAATATTGTTGCAACATACGACAACGGTTCACGTGAATTGTTTATAAATGGTGTGTCACAAGGAACTGCAACTAAAACTTTGGTAGAAAGTAGTATAGAACCAACTTTGGGTTATAGAAATACTGGAGGTTCGGTACGTTTCAACGGTTTAATGGACCAAGTACGCATCTATTCAACTGCCCTTACAAGTTCACAAGTAACACAACTATACAACGAAAAACCCGAAGTAGATACATCTAACTTTAAGACTGTATTGTATACTGGGAATGGTAGTACTCAATACATTTCTAATGTAGGATTTGAGCCTGATATGGTTTGGGCAAAAGCAAGAAGTAATACACATCCTCACGTAGTATTTGATATTGTAAGAGGGGAAAATAAACAAATAAATCCTGATGAAACAAGTGCAGAAGTAACAAGAACAAGTGGTGCTTATGAATTTGAAACAAATGGGTTTACAGTATCTACGGCAGGTAATTCAAATAACAATAATTATACTTATGTTGCTTGGTGTTGGAAAGGCGGAGGCGATGATGTCTTAAACGAAGAAGGTACTATTGACAGTCAAGTTAGTGCTAATACAGAAGCAGGGTTTAGTATTGTGAAATACACAGGGTCATCTACAATAGGTGATACTATTGGACACGGAATTACAGTAGATGGGGTTGCGACCACACCCGACTTGATTATTGTTAAAAACCTTGATACAAATGGCACAAGTTGGGCAACTTGGTCAAGTGAATTTTCATCTGCAAGTGAAACTTTGTTTTTAGATTTGAATTCAAGTTCCTCCCAATATACAAACAGGTTTGGTACAGTAAATGCAACCACATTTCAGGCAGGAAGCAGTGGTGGCTCAGAAGTAAATTCAAGTGGTAATGAAATGATAGCCTACGTTTGGAAAAGTATTGCAGGATATAGTAAGATAGGCGCATATCCTGGATCAGGAGTTTCAGGTAAGGAGGTTGCTTTAGATTTTAATCCAAGTTTTGTTTTAATAAAAAGGACTAACGCTTCAACAGGCTGGATAATTATTGATAATCAAAGAGGCACTAAAGAATTGTATGCAAACCTTCAGAATGCAGAAGATACTAGCACTACCAGCATTGTATTAGGCACAAATAAATTTACTTTAAACACCACTGGTTCTTGGTATAATGCTTCAGGCGGAACTTACTTATATATGGCATTTAAATAAAAATTATGGCTTTAACAAAAATAACATCGGGTGTTATAGCACCAGAATTTACAACCTCGGCAAATTTAGTGTCAGGCACATCCGTATCTGTTGATTGGAATAGTGCTCAAATATTCAGAATAACTCCAAACCATGCAGTAACCTTTTCTTTTACAGATTATAAAATTGGTATGGTAAAAATTATTGTAGCTACTGGGGCAGGAGGTGGTAATACCCTTACTTTTCCGGCAGAGGCAATTAAATTAAGTGGAGACTACGATGATACTTCTGCTGCTAAAAACTTTATTCAAATAGTATGCACAGATGACGATGGCACACCTGAGTTCTTTTATACAATATCTCAGCAAGCTACTTAGAGTAATATTTAAATTAAATTAAATGGCTAAAAAACGTTTTAAAGACACCGGCGTTGGGAAGTTTTTATTAGAAAAGATTCCTAACGTCGTAGGTGCAATAGCTGGTGATACGCCCGTGGGCTCAGTAATACAAGCTATTATTGGTGGCTCAGATATGAGCGAAGAAGATAAAAGAATTGCATTAAAAAAATTAGATTTAGAAAGAGCAGAAATAGACGGCACAACCAAACGCTGGGTTGCAGATGCGACTTCAGGGTCGTGGCTTGCAGCTAATGTGCGCCCTTTAACTTTAGTATTTTTAACAATAAGCTATGTAGCTGGATGGTATATGGGTTACCCATTAGATTCAATTACAGGTTTACTTACTATTGTCATTGGTGGCTATTTTGGATCTCGCGGAGTGGAGAAAGTATTTGGAAACAGTAAACACAAATAATGAGCGATTTAAAAATTTACGGCATAAACGTCGGAGCAGTGGCATTTTCAGCCATGCCTAACATTAACCCCACTTTGCAAACCGTAGTATTGGTTATGACAATAATATACACTGGGATGAATATTTATATAAAATTAAAAGATAGAAATAAAAAATGAAATATTTCGAAGAATCTGAATTTAGTGAATTTGATAAAATGGATCCAGCGCTACTAGCTATGCTAGATAATTTAAGAGAAGAATATGGCTATCCAATCAAACTAACATCAACTTATAGAAGCCCTGATCATCCAATAGAAGCTAAAAAATCTAAACCAGGTGAGCACGCTTATGGAGCTGCAGTCGATATTGCATGTGTAGGCGGTGAGGCAACCTTTAAATTGGTTAAAGCAGCTATTAAAGTAGGATTCACTCGTATAGGTATTTCAAGAAAAAATAATTTTGTGCACGTAGGTATTGGTTATCCAGGAGCTCCTGAAACTACTATATGGACATACTAAAATAAATTAAATGAAATTAATTAGAAAAATTAGCATAGGCCAAGACTATAAAAATGAGGCTATGCATTATTCAGTAGGCCAGGAAGTTTACGGAGGACACAAGATTTGCGACATAATCGAACAAGAAGGTTCTTTTCAGATATACATTGAAAAGAAAGGTTCACAATTGCCTTGGAAACATTTTAATAAAAACATGGCTGTGTCTATAGAATACAATCTAGATTATTAAATGAAGTCATTATACAATTATATTATATCAACAAATGACAGATACAATAATAAAACATCTGTCGAAGGCAAAGAGCTTATATTAAATACTGAAATTACAGAAAGAGATTACGAATTTGTAAATCGAATAGGTACAGTAATAAGTACGCCTATAAATATTAAAACCCCTATAAAAGCAGGTGACCAAGTTATAATACATCATAATGTATTTAGAAGGTGGTACGACGTTAGAGGTAAAGAAAGAAATTCAGGTAATTATATAGACGAAAACAGATACTCAGTATCACCTGACCAGTTGTTTGCTTACAAACAAAATGGTGAGTGGCATTGTCCAAATATGTACTGTTTTGTAAAACCTTTAGAAAACGAAGACATATGGAGCACCGAGAGCGAACAAAAACTTCTAGGAGTGCTTACATATACTAATGACTATTTAAGCTCGTTAGGATTGTCCTGTGGAGATATTGTAGGGTTTACACCAGAATCTGAATATGAATTTAACATAGATGATAAAAAATTATATAGAATTTTATCAACGGAAATAACTATCAACTATGGACATAAAAAAGAAACGCAAACTTATTCTTAATGCTGCAGAAAATTCAATTGATGAATTAATAAAAGTAATGAATAAGAGAATGGATCCAGATGAACTAGATCCTGAAAAAGTAAAAATATCAGCCTCAGCTTATAGGCTTGCAATGGAAGATGCCATTGCACTTTTACAAAGAGTAGAAGAAATAAATGAAATGATGAACGAATCACCTAAAACCGCTAAGGATAGTTTTTATGGTGTAGAAAACAGAGTTAAGTAATGTATAAACAAAATCTATATGCTATACACTCTGCGCATTTGTCTACTAAAAATGTAAAAAGAAACAACAAGCTAAAAAATTACAAGTACGGTTATAATGACGATCTTGATTGTGTAGTAATAAGTAAAGATGGAACTATAGGTGAAATTTTTGAAATACAAGGATTGCGTGTTGCACTACCTGCAATACCAAAAGAAGTATATTCAAATAGCGAAAAACCTGAAGATCAAGTTTTTAAGCAAACCTTAAAACCCACTACACTATCAAAAATTAAATCAATACATGATTTTCAATTATATCCAGATGAAATTAAAGAAAAGTATTACGAGTATATTAATTCAGAGTTTGATCGTCGCAGTGATGGCTACTGGTTTATGTGTAACGGCACAGCAACCTACATTACAGGAACGCATTACATGTACCTTAACTGGACAAAAATTGATGTCGGTGCACCTGAGTTCAGACAATCAAATAAAATATTCTTTTATTTTTGGGAGGCTTGCAAGGCAGATTACAGATGTTATGGAATGTGCTACCTCAAAAATAGACGGAGTGGCTTCTCCTTTATGGCAAGCGCAGAAACAGTTAATCAAGCTACAACATCAAAAGATGCAAGATTTGGGGTATTATCCAAAAGCGGTAGTGACGCAAAAAAAATGTTTACCGACAAGATTGTACCTATATCGATTAACTACCCGTTCTTCTTTAAACCAATACAAGATGGGATGGAAAGACCTAAAACAGAACTTTCCTACAAAATACCGTCTAAAAGACTTACAAGAAATTCACTCAAAGCAACTGATCAAAACGAAGTACAAGTTGGCGAAGGGTTGGACACTACAATTGACTGGAAGAACACAGGAGACAACTCCTATGATGGTGAAAAACTAAAATTACTAGTTCACGATGAATCTGGTAAATGGGAAAAGCCCGATAATATATTAAATAACTGGCGTGTTACTAAAACCTGTTTAAGGTTAGGTGCAAAAGTTGTTGGCAAGTGTATGATGGGTTCTACATCAAATGCTCTAGACAAAGGTGGTAATAACTTTAAAAAATTATATAATGATTCAAAAGTTGAAAACCGAAACCGCAATGGGCAGACTGCTAGTGGACTATACTCTTTGTTCATACCTATGGAGTGGAACTATGAGGGGTTCATTGATAAATATGGATTTCCTGTATTCGATAGCCCAGAAAAACCGGTTGAAGGAATCGACGGAGAGCTTATCAGACATGGAGTTATCGATCATTGGGAGAATGAAGCAGATGGACTCAAAGGGAATAATGATGCTTTAAATGAATTTTATAGACAGTTTCCAAGAAGCGAAAAGCATGCTTTCAGAGATGAAATAGAAAAGTCTTTATTCAATTTAAATAAAATATACGAACAAGTAGATTTCAATGAAGAAATGACAATGCAAGGTTACGTAACCCGCGGTTCATTTAGCTGGAAAAATGGAGTTAAAGATTCTACAGTAGAATTTCATCCAAACAAAACAGGCAGATTTAAATTATCCTGGATTCCACCCTTTGAAATGCAAAACAATATAATAGTAAAAAACGGTATTAAATACCCAGGCAATAAAGATTTAGGTGCCTTTGGTTGTGATAGCTATGATATTAGCGGGACAACTGATGGTAGCGGATCTAATGGCGCACTTCACGGGCTTACTGCATTTAGTATGCTCACAGATGTACCGTCTAGCCAATTTTTTTTAGAATATGTTGCTAGACCACAAACAGCTGAAATATTTTTTGAAGATGTACTTATGGCAATGATATTTTACGGTATGCCAATACTTGCTGAAAATAATAAACCTAGATTATTATATCATATTAAGAGAAGAGGTTATAGAGGATATTCAATGAATAGACCCGATAGACCTAGGAATAAATTATCTGTAACAGAAAGAGAATTAGGTGGTATACCTAACACCTCAGAAGATATAAGACAAGCCCATGCGGCTGCAATTGAAAGTTATATTGAAACCCATGTTGGGTTAAAAGAAAATGGAGATTGCGGTAGAATGTACTTCCAAAGAACATTAGAAGACTGGGCTA